GTTGGACGTGTTCATCCCATCCATGGGTGCTGGTGCCAGACAAGGTGCTTCATTCGCCATTGGTACTGGTGTTGCCGGTGGTCTTCGTATGGCTGGTCCTATGTAAATAGGATGACCATACCAATATATTTAACATAAATATTCACATATAAATATATATGAATATTCATACATTTGGAGATAGTCATTCATCTAGGGAACACTCTCAATGGGGATACCATAATATGTCAAACATTAAAGACCATCATTTAGGGCCTAAATTAATGTATTCTTTCGGTTCCAAACGATTAAGTCTTTGTAATATAAAATCACCGAATTATCAAGTAAAAGAAAATGATATTGTAATATTTTGTTTTGGAGAAATTGATTGTAGATGTCATGTTCATAAACATATAAATAGTGTAAGAACATACAAAGATATTATAAATGAACTCGTCGAAAACTATTTCAAAGCTATAAAACAGAATGTTGAACAATACAATAACTTGTTTGTTTGTGTTTACAATGTAGTTCCTCCACTATATACTACTGCAAAAGGTCATCCTGATTTTCCGTTTTTAGGCACAAACGAAGAAAGAAGAGAGTATACTAAATATATGAATAACCAGCTAAAACGTTTGTGTGAAGTTCATAACTATTACTTTTTTGACATATATGAGCAATCGTGTAATAAAAATGGATTTATAGAACGTTCTTATACTGATAATTGTGGTATTCATTTACGTCACACAAAAGATGCCAAAGTAGTAATTGATGACATTATCAAGAAAGCGAAACAGAAACTAATCAAATAATTTACCATTTATTCTTCTTGACGGTGATTTGTTGTCCCGCGGATTTTTTCTTAGATTTAGAAGGGTCGTATTGTTCTTCATCGTCGGAATCCATATTTTTGGATATTTCCCAAAACTCTTTAGAGCCCAACTTGAAGTTGGGACGGTTTTCGGCTTTATACCAAAATATTTGGTCATTTAGTTTGTTAGATTTCGTGTTGTTATTTATTACTAGACATTCATAATTTTCAGTTGTTTGGTCCATCACTGAACAAAAAGATTCAAGTGTAGGAAACATAGAAGCATAGTTTTCCCAAATACGTTTTCTGTTGGTTAAATAAGGTTCTCTTAAAATAAATACATAATCAATATTTGTTCTCAAATTAGGAGGTATACCTAAAGGATATTGCATGGTGATAATCAACATTACTTTCCAGTGACGCCCATTCATGAATAACAATCGCATTAATTTATCTTTAGCCCAAGAATTATCATACAAACAATCATCCAATATACAAAACGTTCTAGGGTCGATGCTTGTTTTATTATACATTTCCTTTTCCTTTTTCATTTGTTTGAGAACCATCTTTTGTCTTCGTAATACATTTTCAATCAAAACAGTGTTATATTCTTCATGTATGAACAATTTAGGCACATGAGCTGAATAAAATCCATTACCAGCTTCTGTTCCCGAAATGACCGTTCCAATTGGGACAGATTGATGGAAATATAACAAATCACGGACTAAAAAGGATTTACCGGTGTCTCTTCTTCCAATCAATATAATTACAGGAGCTTTAGACTCATTAGGATTGAATGTAATCGTTTTCATATCAAATTTTTTCAATTCTAGTGTCATATTTGAATATTTTTATATATGTCACACACAAATTATTTAGTCAATATAAACTTACCTAACGAACTTCCGTTAAAAACATCATTAAAATATGTTTTGTTCAAATATATGGAATCTCCTAAATTGAATCTACATTACAATAAAATAAACAATATCGATTTAGAGTATTTGAAAACTCAATACATAGAAAAATATGGAGAACCTCCTTTTCAACCATTTGACATTGAAAACTTACAAGCATATAATCCAATTTATTCTCTATTTTTCGAAATGAATTCCAACAATTTTAATTCTATTACTTTGAATCAGAAATATCAAATCAAAGATTTAGAAACAGTCATCAACACTGAATCAAAAGAAGATATCAAAATCCCAGTTTTCATTAAATATGCCCCATTGTTAGACCCCATTAAATATTTGATTGGTAAATATGAAAATATGACACCAGTATTACCTATTCTGGACTCTCAAACATCCACCGATGTATCCAATATTTGTATTGCTAAATTGAATTGTCCAAATAATGCTTCTTACATCGATAACTTCTTTTATTATCTAAATTCCCAGTTATTACACATCCATAAGTTTTCCAATGGTCTTGATTATTATGGTAGTTTTTTAGGAATTCAAAAACATTTCAAATTTAATGTTGCCGATGACATTGATTATTTGTTACAATCCGATTACTTTAATGAAAACAACAACAATATATATGTGTTTGATGATACCGATAGTCCATATATAAATACTGGTTCTCGATGTAATAAACAAAGACTCGAAATAGAAGAAGACGTTGAAATCGATTTAGATGACTTCGAAACCATCGAAACGGACCGGTTTGAAACTCCTAGTTCTGAATTGGTTGATACCACTGAATTATGTTATGAAAAGTCAAACAACTCTAGCCGTTCTTTAAACAGTTCAAATAATAGTAAATGTAGTGATACTGAATCGGATAGTGACGAAGAAAGTTCTTCCAACAGCGATGATTCAAACACAGAATCCGAAGGTGATGAAGACTTAGATGAAGATAGCGAAGAAGAGGGTTCTAGTGAAGAAGACAGTGACGAAGACAGCGAAGAAGAGGTGATGAATGCCTATATCAAGGATTTTCCTACACAAATGATTTTCTTAGAATCTTGCCAAGGAACAATCGATGACTTGTTTTCAAACAAAATCATTAATCACGATGAAATTATTGCGGCATTGTTTCAAGTGATTATGTCTTTATTAACCTATCAAAAAGCATTCCAGTTTACACACAATGACCTTCATACAAATAATATTATGTATATGACAACTACTCAAAAGTATTTGTATTACAAATATGATAAAACAGTCTATCGTGTTCCTACGTATGGCAAAATTTACAAGATTATTGACTTTGGACGTGCCATTTACAAGTATCAAGGGCGTATTTTGTGTAGTGATAGTTTCGACAAAACCGGTGATGCTTCTTCACAATACAATTGTGAGCCTTATTTCAATTCTTCTAAACCCCGTTTAGAACCCAATATGTCCTTCGATATTTGTCGTTTAGGATGTTCTATGTTTGATTTTGTGTTTGATGATGTTCCTGTTCCTCCTACAGAAGAATTATCCGAAGTTCAAAAGCTCATATTAGAATGGGTGTGTGATGATAACGGTAAAAATATTTTATATAAAGCCAATGGCGATGAACGGTATCCTAATTTCAAATTATACAAAATGATCGCAAGGACCGTTCATAAACATACTCCTAAAAACCAATTGTCAAAATTTATATTTAAAGACTTTGTTCTCAAAAATGAAGAAGATATTCTAAATATGGAACTCGATACACATATTATTGACATTGATGATATTCCATCCTATATCTAATATCCATCACATATCATATCGATGAAATAATCCATATGATAATTTTGTTTGACTAAATATTTATAAGAAGTTTCAAAAATTAGGAACATCTGTGAAAATCTGCGTGGATTCTAAATTTAGGGATTTGTTTTCTGTGACAACATTCATAAAATCCGTAAATGAATCATTCATATAAAAATATGTATATGATGCTACCAATGAAGATATGAATACAATCACAGCGTCTCTTACGATAAATTTCAACGGTTTCATTTCTTTTTCTACATACTTCATTTCTACAATTTTTACTAAACAATATAAAATTGTAGTCAAAATAGCAAACAGAAACAAGTTCTCCATTTTTAATAATAATTCTTCATAATAAAAATGCTAAATTTCTACGAATGGACCGTCTAATTCAATTCTACAATGTCATCCAATGAAACAAAATCATCGGCTTTATTCATATCTGTAATATCTAAACTATCCAAAGCAATGTCGGTTCCAATAGTAAGTTTTTCATCATCATCGTCATCCATTTCATCCAATTTCCTTTGTAAATTCCTTTCGGTGCTAATAGTTTCCAATCGTTCAATCGTTTTCGGTGCTGATACGGTTTCAATACTATCGTCTTTCTCCAACACACTATCATAATCATTGAACTCCAATCTGGTAATGACCGGTTCTTCATCCACATTCTTTATTGTAGGAACCACATCGGGAATTACTTCCTCTTTAGGCTCTGGGAACTTCTCAACTACTGACTCTTCTTTCTTTTCTTCTTCTCCTCCTTCCATTGTCTTTTCACCTTCTTCAGTGTCTTTAGTGTCATTCGCTCCATCTTCCTTCTTTTCTTCATCAATAACAGGTTCTTCAATGTTCTCAATTACAACCTCTTCTTCATGTTCCACTGATTCATCCATATAAGCCCGAATGATTTCTTCTGTTGGAATAGATTCGCGAATAGCCGTCAAAATACATTCTTGTATGATGACTTCCAATTCACGATTGTGTTTTTGAACCTGTAATGGACTGATGTTCTTCTCAAACAAATATACATTGGTGTATATTTTACGTGCCACGTGGATGTAAACCTTGTGTATGAAATTATCCAATTTAGGAATTGCAATGTCGATTTGTTTCTGTTTGTTTCCAACACGAATACATGTGAGGACTTTCAATTGAATAATATGAACACATGTAATCAAATCTTCTAAATAGGAACAACCCGACCTTTCAATGATTCGCTTTCGTTCTTCTTCGATAATAATGGCATTCCATTTAGGAACACGCGACAACAAGTTCTGGAAGGTCATCAGGTATTTTCCTAATTCATCTGTATCCACGCAGATTTTCCAAGCTTCATTAAACATAGATCGAATTCCTTCTGTAACTAATGGTGTAAAAATAGACACCAATCTACTGCACCATTCATTCTTAGATTCGTGTAAATTGGAAATAACAAAGTCATCCATAATGTGATTATTACATTTTCCTTAGATATTTTGTGTTTGATTAAAACGCACTTATCATTGAATGAATGCGTAGTCCAACACAGACAACAATAACAATTTTTCGCAACGATATTCCGATTTGATTTTGTTAAAATGAATCAATATATTGATAGTTTTTTGTTTATCGAATATTTCGTGGGTTTCGATATATTTTATAAGGTCCAACACTGAATATCCTTTTTCATACAAAATGGTAGAAAGTTCAATGAAAAGACTTTGGTCGTAATCTTTTTTCTTGTTTTTGAGAACTTTAGAATGTATTAATTTATGAAACTCTTCATCAAAACTGTTGTGTTCTATTGGAAATTTTGTCGCTAAATTTACTTTATGAAGATTTAGCAAACTTCCATCTTCGTTTTTATATTCTGGAATATGGATTTCACAAAATCTGGACAATATAGGCTTTAGCAATTTATTCTTGTTTTGGAGAACAATAAAAAATCGTGTATTGTTTGTAAATAATTCAATACATCTTCTTAAAGCAGACTGTGCGTCATTCGTGAGAAAATCCGCGTTAAATAACACAATAGTTTTAAACAAGACCCCTTTATTATATTGGATGTTGGATTTAGCAAAAAGTTTCAATTCTTCTCGGATAAATTTGATTCCTTTTCCTTGGGCACAATTCACAACCATTATGTTGGATTTCATTTTACCTTTATCTCCGTCGTATATTTTGTGTAGGAAGTTGTGGACAATTGTTCGTTTCCCCGTTCCAGAACCACCGTGAAATATTAAATTAGGAATTTTTTTAGAATCATAAAACGAATCTAATCTTGTTTGAACAAATGAATGAATAGGTATCATTTATATTTATTATTGATTCTTGTATAAATCTATTTATATTTATATACTCACAAATACAAATATGGAACGAGAAAAAGAACAATCAGAAAGATTAAAGGAATTTGCTAAAAAAATTGCTAAAAGAATTTCTGAAAAAAAAATATCTCCAATACCGAATACTAAATCCAACAAAAATCCCACCTCCAATACAGCAACTTTTCTTTCATTAGGAAACCGAAATAAAACATCAAACACCCAAAAACAATCCATTACAATTCATTTTGATAATGATGTTATCAATACCGACATTGATAATTTTACAGAACATATGAACAAAGCATTGGAAAAATTAGAAAAAAACATCAATGCCAAAGACGGAACCAAGAAAACAAATAAAGAAAAAGATTGTAGTCTAGGAGATTGTTCTATATCTGGAGGTAGAAAATCCAAAAAAAGACGCTCTTATAAGAAAAAATCCAAGAAATCAAAATCCAGAAAATTTAGGAAGAACGTTTATAAATAAAGATACAAACACCAGAACCTCCTCTTCCACCATATCCATCTTCAGCATCTCCAACAATATAATGGTCTCCTTGTTGGCCACCTAATCCACCAGCACCGCCTCCACCACCG